GGGTAGTAACGACCATTACCATTTTTTACTTCAGCAGTAGCTAGAATACCCTCAACCATAGGATTCCCTCTATTAGAGAGTTTTCCTTCGGTAAGCATTAAACCCTTAGGTTTAAAAATTTGAGTTTCTACTAGTACTTTTTTCATCCTAGTATTCCATTTCGTCTACTTCGTCTACCATTTCTGGTTTTGAGTAGGCTTTACCACACATTTTTTCATACAACTTCTCCATTTTAGCCTTTCTTCTTTCAAGGTCTTTAACTTCGCGTTGCATTTCTTTCATTTTAACTTTATCTACTAATTCAGATAGATTTTCATCTTCTGATACCATTGAAATTCTTTGGTTTTTAGTCTCAATAGCTTCATCTAAAGCTTCAATTTGAGCTTCTAAAGTAGTTACTTTACCTGCGTTTTCGATTTCAGCTAATTTAGAATCAATTGTTTCTTTTTTAACTTTTTTCTTTTTAGCTTTGTCTTTAGCTTTGTCTTCTAAGTCTTCTTTTTCGTCACGCATTCCATCTAAGTAGCCTTCTTCTTCAGCATCAGTTCTTGCGTTTTCTGTAGTCATTCCTGCAGGGCGTAAATCAACGTAACCACCAATAGCTTCGTTAATTAAATCTGTTAATTTAATCATATCTTCTTTTACTGGGACCATTTGGTCTGATTTTGAAGCTTTTAAACCGGGTGCTTCGTCAGTATACCCTATACCTTTAATACCAAACTGAGCTTCGGTAGCATAATATGTTTTATCTTTAGCTAAATTCTTAGCTACAATTTCTTTTAGTTCAGCTACATCTTTACCTTCATTTTTAGGATCTTCCATTTCAGTATAAAATCCTTGTAAAAAAGCCTCACCATAAAGGTTGTCAATATTTTTTTCATCTTTATAATCAAAACCAGCAGTTTCCATATCAGTAACTTCTTTTGTTGGTTTTTTTTCTTCTGCTTTTGCTTCTTCAGCTAGGAATTTTTCCCAATTAATATATGGGTTTGAACCACCTGTAGCAACACCACCTATACCTACTTCTGAGATGATTTGTTTTTGTTTCATAACTCTAATAGTAGTATCAAAGTTTGATAAATTATTAAACAAGTTTGGAAACTGGCTACGAGCTGATTTCATAAAGGTATTTTTATTACCTTTTCCTTCTTTAATAAGGTTATACTGTTCTTGAAGTGTTTTCATTATTGTTGTTTTAATAATTTGTCAATATCTTTTAAATAGTCTAAAATTAAATCAGTAGCGTATACTACACTATATGATTCAGGTTTATCTTGATAGTAAGCTATAGTTTCATCTTTAGCTTTATCTATCAAAGGGTATAAACTATTTAAACGTTTTTCGATTTCTTGAAAAACAGCAATACGTTTTTCTTGAAATTGAGCTCGTTTTTCATCTCGCTCATTTAAATTTAGTTTATACTTATACATATTACTATTCTTTAACGAATGTATCGGGTGCCCATAAATATTTAGTATCTATAGCTTTTGACTTTTTCGCTAATTTTTTAGGATCAACTAATTTATATTTGAACCCTTTAACATAATAATTATCTTTAACCCCATCTTCACTTGCTTTTGGTCCTTTACCTAAAGTAGAACCTGGGTTTGATTCATTAATGTCTTTTTTCTTTTTAAATACTTTTGGAGTAGCGTATTGTGCTCCTGTACCTACACTAAAAGAAGCGCCACCGCCTCCAGTACCACTCATTTCATTCATTCCCTTGATACGAGCATATTCTTTAGCCTTATTATTACGTAAATAAGTTCTTAACTCATTTCTACGTTTTCTAATATCTAAATAATGGTCTTTAAAAAAAGCTTCACCTGTTATATCAGCTACCTCTTTAGCTGTTTTCATTAGGTCAGTAATATCTTTAAATAATTTTTGATAATCAGCTGAGTATTCAACATCCCAACTAATTTGACCTGTTTCCGGGTTAATGTTAGTTACAGTAGTTTGTATGCCACCTTTTACTTCAGTATCGCCAATTTTAGCCATGTGCTGTTTTTAATTCTTCTACTAATTCTAAGTATTGAAGAATATTTACAATATTATCAGATGTTACATTTGAAGTTTTGTCTAATTCTTCTATTAGATTATTTACTTCATTAATTTTAATTTGAACTGCTTTATCGGTGATTTGAGATAATAATTCAGTTAATTGAGATTTAATTTTACCTACTTCAGTATTATAAAATTCTCTTAATACTGGAGTTGAGTCAACTGAATTAACGTATTGTCTTAATACTTCTTTTTGACTAGTGTGTAGTCCATCATACTTACCATTGAATTTTTCCATTAAAATTCTGTAGGTGAGCATACGAGTATCTTTATCGTATGATTGGAATTCTTTTAATACTTCAGCTTCAACTTTTTTTCCATTAATATCTGAAGTAGAAAGATGCTCTAGGAGAGTCATTTTATTATTTACAATAATATCGGTGTCTACTAGAGCTTCAGTACTTTGAACTTCCGATAACATATAATAAGCAGCATGTACTTTATAATGTGGAAGTTTAGTTTTAAAGAATTCTTCTAAATTATAGCTAGTCTTAATTTCATTAATTAAGTTATATTTCTCTTTTTTAAGAGCTCTACGATTTAATTTTTTAGAAGATTCTAATAACGTTTGGATTAAAACATTAGCCTTACTTTCAGTAAGAGTAGTTGTTTTAGTTAACGCTTCATATAATTTATATTCCTTTCCTAATTCGGACTTAACGAAATATTTTTGAATCAATTTAATAGCGGCAGACTCTACACCATTTAAGGTGTCAGCAGTTACTTGACGAACTAATAGTTCGAAAAGGATACCAGTATTTTTATACTTTGAATGTTTAATGTTCATTCCTACTAGGATTTATTATAAATATATAAGGAGATATTACTCTTTAATGTTTCTTTCATCTAATAATGATTCTGTACGTTTACCTAGAGATTCTAAAAGTGAACTATTTTTAGAATAAGCTAATTTAGCACTTTCTCTTAATCCATCAGGTTGATCGTCTACTTTATTTTGTTGACGACCTAATCTATCTCGCCCAAAAGCATTATCTTGAGTATTAATGTTAGATACTTTTTCTTCAGGACGGCCTAATGGTTTTTTCTCATCATACCCGTCAGGTACATTACCTGGGTCGGATTCCATTCTACCTTGACCATATAATGAAGCTAAATCATGTGGGGTACCATATGAACGACCTGTTGTTAATGGATCATTACCTTCAGTCTCAATTTGAGCTAAACGGAATCTACGTTTTTGATCCTGTACAATTAAGTCTCTATATTCTTCATACTGATCCTCACTAAAGTGGAATACATGCTCATAAATCCAATCTGTTGGGAACATTTTATTTTCCATCATTTGAGCAGCTAAATCTACTTTTTCTTTCATTAATGCGATCTTTTCTTGATCGTAAATAATAGAAGGAGTAGTTAAATCTAATTCAAAATTAGTCATTTGTTCATCTCTATACCCTTGAGCATACAAGTGAACTAAAGCAATTTTATATAATTCAGATAATAATATACGTTGGATACGATCAATAGTACGACCAAAACGAATATCTTCAGCTGCTAATGTAGCTTTACCTGATAAGTTTTCATCGTAACCCATAAATGCTTTAGGCACTTTAAGGGCAGCAAATAGTTTTTCTCTTAAGTATTCTACATCTTCAATTGCGGCATATTCTAAACCTTTAGTAGTATCAATTTTTGTTGCTTGATCATTACCTCTAATTGGGATATAAAAATCTTCCATAACATTTTGCATGTTATATTTTAGATTGTATTCGCCTGTTTTCTGATCCATAAATGGGGTACGCTTCATTGTAGAAATTGTTTTCTGCATAAAGTTTTCTACCTCATTTGGTGGAATTGAACCTACATTAATATAGAAGATACGTTTTTCTGGGGCGCGAACAATTCTATGAATCAACATAGCATCCTCCATTAATGAATATTGTTTAAATAATTTACGACCTGGTTCTAAATAAGAACGTCCGTATGGAAGATAATTTACATCAGATAATAATCTAAAATGAGCAACCTCATAATTATCAAATTCAATTGTATTTGCTTGAGAGTTATTATTTGGTGTAGTATAGTAACCAGAAGAAGAACCACCATAAATACCTTCTGGGTTATATGTAAATACTACTTTAGATGGATTTTCTGGATCAAAATTTTCTTTACGCTCAATATGATATGCTGAATAAGGAATAACATTGTATACACCAAATTTTTCAGAAATTTCTAGTTTTAAGAAAAAATCACCATACTTACACATTTGACGAGTCCAAGACCAAAGATTAAACTCAATATTTAATACATCGTAAAATAAGTTATATAGGATCTTTTGAATATCTTCATCTGAGGATTTAATTTGGAGTACCTCACCCATATCATTTTTAAGTGAACATTCATCAGAAATAATATCTAAGGCAGAAGCTACAATAGCATCTGTATCCATTAAATCATAATCTGAATAAAGATAAGTTCTTAGGTATTGATAATTAAGGTTGAATTGTTGACCA